CACGGAAGCAAAGAATGGTTGTTGTCACGCTGGAAGGATGATGATGGGCGTTGTGTGTTTGGCGCATCAGACATTCCAGCGTTGATGGGTGCAAGCCCATACAAAACACGAGGGGAATTGTTTGCCGACAAGGTGAATGAACCCGTTGTGCAAGAGGAAACCGCCGTGTTTCGGCGTGGGAACTTGTTGGAAAAACCATTGTTGGAGGAAGCATCACGGATATTGGGTGCAAACATTTTCACGCCTGATGTGATCTATCGTGATGGTCGTTTGTCGATCAGCCTTGATGGTGTGGACAATGCGAACCAACCAACGGTTGTTGTTGAAGCGAAAACATCCACACGGTACAGCGTTTATACATCAGACGATTTGCCTGACGAATGGTTGTGGCAGGGTTGGGCTCAACAAGCGGTGTTGCAAGTTCCCGTGTGGTTCGTGGTGTTGGATCGTGACCAACGAATTTCGGTTGTGCAGTTGCCTGACAACCCGCAAGCGATTGACACCATCCAACTTGAAACATCCGTGTTTGGTGGTTGGGTTGATGGTGATCCAATGGATGAGGACATAAACAATTTTAGTGCGGCTGGCATTGCACGCATATGGAAACCAACACCAACCAGTATCGAATTGCCAACCAGTGCAGTTGATTGGGCGTTGCAACTAGATGAAGCACGGGCAATGGCGAAACAAGCCGCCGATTTGGAAACCAAAGCAAAGGATGCGCTTGCGCAAATGATGTTGGGGAATGAAATCGGCACGGTGGATGGTGTGCAGTTGGTTACTTGGAAACAGCAGGCGGGCAGAGAGTCGCTGGATACTAAGCAATTGCGTGCGGATCATCCCGATTTGCTTGCACAGTACGAAAAACAAGGCGCACCATTTCGTGTGATGCGTGTTTCGAAAGGTAAAACAAAATGATGGATCAACCCATGTTTGATGATTTCGCATTTTGGGTTTCGTGGGGAAATCAAAAGGGTTGGATCACACAACCCATTTGCACCATTCACGACAAAATTCCTTATAGCATTGACGAACAACAAGCGTTGGATGAGGACATGGAAGTTTGTTGCCATGTGTTGAAGTTGCATGAGGCGGCTTCAATGCAAATGGATGAATGTGCGTATTGTGGGCGACCAACCGAAAACGGGGAACAACTTGTTGCAACCCGCTACAACGGATTGGTTTGCGCCGATTGTGACGAAAACAAATCATGGAAATATTAGAAAACAAACAAGGAGAAACAAAAATGGAAAATCAACTCAACACTCAATTGTTGCGTGCGGTATTGGATCAATACGCAACACCAGACCCCAAGATCGTTGGCACGATTCCACGCAACGGAATCAATCTGGCATATGTGTCTCATGCGGACATAACAAAAATTCTTATCGAGATTGATCCCGAATGGAATTGGCAACCTGTCGCATGGGATAACGGGCGACCAGCAATCCATGTTGAAAACAACACAGCAACCATGTGGGGAACACTCACATTGTTGGGCAAATCATTGCTTGGTGTTGGTTCGGCACGGGCAGACAAACAAGATTTGGACAAAGAACTTGTTGGTGACTTTTTGCGCAATGCGGCTATGCGATTTGGTATTGCTCTTAGTTTGTGGTCGAAACAGGATTGGTCTGACAACACAACGATTGTAAGTTTGCCTACGGCGCAGTCTAAGCGTGCAGAGGAAGCAAAGCCGTATGTTGGCAACCATCCAGCGAAGGGTGTTCCATCACCAAAAGTTGTGCGTGATTTTGTGCAAGACAATGAGCCAACGCCTGATGAGGTTGCGGAAATCGCATCACAATTCAATGCAACCATTGTTGAAAACATCACACCGATCAACAAACCCGTTGCATCAGGTGGCAAAGCAAGTGACAAACAAAAGAATTTGATCAGCAAATTGGCGAAAGAAAAAGTCAATGGTGATTGTGTTCCGTTGATGGAACAGTTGTTCAACAAAAATGCGGTTGGTGATTTGACCAGCAAAGAAGCATCAGCGTTGATCAAACAATTGATGGAGATGCGCTAATGGTTGGGATCGATTTGAGTCAGGCAATGGCGTTGATGGATGTTGTTGCAGCCGCACGAATCGTGGTGTTGTTGGATGGAACGGATCGTGTGTCATTGACGGAATTGCGTGAAGCGTTGTCGGAATACGATCATTCAACGAGCATTGTCTCGTGAAGCGTGACCATTGGCGGGAGGATGCTCGCTGTTTGGGGCAACCCGTTGATGTGTTTTTTCCAGATATGTCTATGGGTGATGCCCGTTGGGATCGTGCAAAGGATGTGTGCAAAAACTGCACGGTGAAACGGGAATGTTTGAAACTGGTGATTGGTTTGCCAGATGATGATGATCGATATGGCGTGTTTGGTGGTTTGTCACCGAATGAACGCCGTTCGAAACGCCACGAGTTGAAGGGAAGGAAATGAAATGCGTTGTAAATGCACATTGAAACGAATATTGAACGAAACCATTTGTGATGAAGGAGATGATGATGAGTGAGGAAATGAAATTGGAACGAACCGATATTGCCAACACCGCATTGGATTTTTTGTTGATGCGGCTTCAATCGGAGATTGATGAGTTGGATGTGCGTATTCAAAAATTATTTGTGGACATTGCCGAATTGGAGAAAAAGAACAATGCGTGATTTCAAAGTGAGAACATTCCCCGCAATCGAATTGTTGAGGATGTTTGACAACAACGCAAGCATCCAATCCATTGCTGATGCGGTTGGTGCAGATTTTCATACGGTGTACAAATGGAAAAATCATGGCATCCACATCAACCAGTGGTATGCGGACAAGTATGCGATTCGTTTAGGTTTGCATCCATCCGCCATTTGGATTGATTGGTTCGCATTGGAGGCGGTGTGATGGGTCAAATCATAATTGGCGCTGTCTTAGCGTGGCTCTCTGGCGTGCTTTCCGTGATCGCATACGCAAATTTTGCGGATTGGATGAATGATCGTGACTGACGAACGCAAGGGTGAATGTCAAGGGAATCAAGAGAAATGCAATTTGCATGGTTGCCCGAAATTCGGGTTGTTGTTGAAACCTGCCCGTGATGGGAAACGCCGTGTGAAAGGTTGCAGTGATCCCGCAGCACGGGGAAAACGAAACCGCACGAAGGGTGACAACAAGGCTCGAATTGCACGCAAAAAACTTGGAATCAGTGCAACGGGTAATGCAGGCACACGCCACGAGGAACATTGGGGAGGTGCGTTGCGGCTTGAAGTCAAAGCGGGTGCGCAAATCAAACCAATCGCTACACGGTTTTATGATGCAAAGGGTCAATCGGATGCTGCAAAATCAATGGGCGACATTCGACCATTTGCAATGATCGCAATGCCTGACGGGAACAGTGATGGAATTGTGTTGATGACATTGCAAGAGTTCGCAGAGATTTGGTCGTTGCTTGACCTATGACGCATTGGAATCAACACAAGATTGTGTTTGATGCGGATGTTTGGCGAAATGCACAACAACGATCAACAACACCATTGTTCAACCGTGAATTCAAAACGGTTCAACGAAACGAAGGTGCTGCCGTGATGGGCGCATTGGGTGAATGTGTCACGGAATTTTGGCTCGATTGGCATGGTATCGATTGGTTACCTGATGGGAACTATCAAAATGATTTGTTGGTTGCGGGTAAGCGTGCCGAAATCAAAACCAAATTGCGCACCACAATCCCGCAAGGGCATTTCGAAGCATCAGTGAACAACTATGGTGATTGGATTCAAAAACCCGATTTGTTCATTTTTGTTTCGTTGTTTCGCACGGGTTCGGATGTTTGTGATGTGAATTCTTTTTCCTGCGCCTATATGGTCGGATGGTGTTACGAACACGAATTGCATCAGTTTGGGCAACAAATAAATATTGGCGATATTGACGAAAGGAACGGTATAGTTTTCCGTGCTGAAAGCATGAACATTGAACACCGTTTTTTGCGTGACATGGACAACATAGGGGAGTGGGCATATGACACCAATGCAGATTGAGGGAATGGTTGATCGGATTTGCGGTTTGTTTCCAACAACAATCATTGGTCGAAACACGGTCAAAAACGCTTGGACAACTGACGATTTTTTGCTTGATGCAAGTGTAGAGGAAGCACGCAAAGTTACGGATTGGATCAAAATTCATAGCGAGAAATTTCCGTCATCATTGCGTGAAATGCACAACATTTTTCGAACCGTGCGCAAACTGGGTGTAAAGAACCAACCGATTCAATTCGTTTGCGACATTTGCAACGGTGAATTGTGGGATGACGGTATTCGGTTTGATGAAAACGGCAGGCAATTGTCTGATCAATACACGGTGGAAATGCACGGGTTGATCTACAAAGTTGTGCGCCCGTGCCCGAATTGTCGCCCTGATTGGCAACCACCGAACACGCATCAATAGTTTTTTTTTTACAATCGGCAAGTTCCACGACCTAAGCCATTCGCACGGCAGTTGGTGACACTCGGTAACGAGGGTAGATCGTGCTGTATTGGCATGAGGCGCATTGTGTGAAATTGTTTTAGGGAGTTGGAGTGTGGCATACCAACGGGAGGGGGTTTTGCAGTGGGTCTTTGGTTTGATGTTGCATGGAACACATATATGTATTTGTAAATGTTCGCAGTTGATACAATGAACGCACACGCCGAATCGAGGCGAACGACCAGCGCAGATGTTGCGCCGTGCTGCCATGAAAGGCATATTTCAATCAATTGAAAATCATTTGTGTTTTTCCATATCCAAAATTGAGGAGGCGAAAGTGAAACAATTTATGAAAAAAGTGTTTGTGGGTGTTGTTGCGTTGATCGCAAGTTTTGCGGGTGTTGCGCAAGCGTTGAATGTGTCTGATGTTTCAACGAATTCAAGTGTTTATGTGTCACGGGAATATGTGCATGATTATGTTGCAAATGTTTTCCCGATTGCGCCTGATGCGAAGTGTGGTCAATGGTGGCAAATGTTGCATGATCAGGGATGGAAAAACAAAGACATTGTGAAAGCGGATTCGATCATGTTTCGAGAATCCCGTTGCAATGCGAAATCAATCAACGCTGATGATCCAACACGGATCGGAAAACACAAAGGTTCATTCGGCTTGTTTCAAATCAATTTGTTTTGGATTTCAAAAACAACGGCATATCCGAACGGTTTTTTGCAAACAAATTTAGAGCGAAATTTAGTGCCAAATGATTTGTTGAATCCCGAAATCAATGCGTTGTCAGCGTTAGCAATTATCAACTACAACCGTGCTGGCGGTGGGTGTGGTTGGTCGGCATGGAACGGGTGCTAGGGGCATATTTCCGAAACATTTTTTTGGGTTTTCCTAGTTCCCATAGAACTAGGGCAGACCTAGGATGCGGAAACCCCGAAAGAATTGCAATTGGTGGTCGGTCTTATTAGGTTTGTGTGCATGGAAACGATCAACTCAAAGGGGAACACCATGAAGGCAAGAATTGCGACATTCACAAAACCAGCAATGACGGAAAAAGAAATTAGCGCAAAGTTCAATCACGAATACTATGCAGCGAATCCTGAAACCGCATATGACGACCACCTTGCAGCGTTGAATGAACTTGATCATTGGTTTCGCAATCGTGAATACAAGGGTATTCAAATCACCAAGAAAACAATTACTTACGGCAAGCGCACAAACGCAGACAACAAGCGTTGGTTTTTCATGCTTGATGGAAAAGAACAAAATTCAGCATCATTGGCTCGTGTGAAGGATGCAATTGACAATCATTTCGACCGCATTGCTCACGCTGCAAAATGGGAAGCAAAAAAAGCCGCAGACCTCGCAGCAAAGGCTGGTGCATAAGGCGAAACGGGGAAACCCTTCATTGTGGGATGGTTGCCCACGATCTGATGAGCCAAACCAAACAAACAAAAGGGGAAATTGAAATGGAAACACTGAAAGCAAATATTCAAAATGTTTTGAACACGGAATTTGAAAGCCAGTTCAAAATGATTTCGGCAATCGGTCACGGGATCGAACTCAATTCATCAAATGCGGAATGTGTAGTTGCAACCCAACTGATGAACGCATTGTTTCGTTGGGCTGATGTTCGTGAGTACATGGCAAGGACATTGTGCGACATGGTTCGTGCATCCGACTATCAACGGGATTTGTTGAAGCGTGGTTTGTGTGTTGATGCCAACGAAATCAATCGAATCACTGACCGCTACGAAACATATGCCCGTGACGCAAAAAAATGGGAGGATTACACATCCGAATATGCGCACATTGCACGAATCGAAGGCTCACATCTTGTCGATTTGTTTGGCAAAATCAATTCAACGATTGCTTACAAGTAAAGGGGAATGATCAAACATGGAAAAACTTATTGCAGCAAAACAATGGAACAAAGTGTTTTTTGAAAACAACCAGAAACACCGAATCAAAGTGATTGCCGAACTACATTCGCTTGGTGGTCAAACACCATATTTTTCGGTCACGGGCGAAGTTGATCGTCAAGCAAAAAACAATCGTTGGATGCCATTTCTTAGCGGGTGCATACATGATGAAATTTTGCAACATTTCCCACAATTGCAACCGTTGGTGAACATTCACCTATCGGATGAAAATGGTGTGCCAATGCACGCCTACGCCAACGCTGGATATTGGGCAGGACAAACAAAATGGCAAGAACTGGATTTGGTGAAATTGTCGAACCATTTGCGGATCAGTCAAACACTTGCACATGACATGGTGAACCACATCAATCATTTTTGGGGTCAATTTGATGTGCGAACACCGTTGGTTATGGCGTGGGAAAAAACTTGTGATGAATATGGTTTGCTCGAACAGTGGTC